AGATCCAGGTCAATCCTGTCGGTTTTATTGCGGCGCCCTTTGTTGAAAAGTTCACCCGACCAGAACGGATAGGCGCTGTGTGCCAGGCTGGATGGCGTGGAAAAATAGGTGCTACGCCATTTTTTATGCAAGGACATTCCGGAGGCCACTTTGCGCAGCTCCTGAAACTTGGGGATCCAGAAATATTCGTCCAGGTACAGATTGCCGGTGTAGCTCTGCGCGGTGCGGACGTTGGTACCGAGGAAAATCAGCCGTGCGCCGTTCGGCAACACTATCGGGTCGCCTTTTAGATCCACGTCAACCTGTCGCGCAAAGTCGATGATGTAGTTCTTAAAGACGTGCGCCTGCGCCTTACTGGCTGACAGGAAAATCTGATTGCGGCCGGTGGTCAGCGCGTCAATCAACGCTTCCCGGGCAAAGTAGAATGTTGCACCTATCTGGCGTGACTTGAGGATGTTGCGGATGCGGTGCTGAAGCCCTGCCTGATGCCATCCGCGCTGATACTCAAACGAGGTTTCAATGAAGATGTCGCCGAGTTTCTCAATGGCCTCATCACTGAAAACATTCTTATCGGGCACCTTTCGTTCGCCCTTATTACGGTTCGCGACATTCGGATTTAAGTCGGCCTCACTGCCAGTATGGTTGTAGCGGTTTACCCGTGCCAGACGTTCAATCTGTCGGCCTAACAGATCGATCTCTTTGTAGTCCTTCCCCTCCTTTACATCTTTCATGACGAGCTGGATCAGCCGCGCTTCCATGCTGGTTTCCACACGAGAGATGGGGGCAATAGCCTCCCACTGATCGCGAGTTTTCCAGCTCTGCACGGTCGGCGTTTTTTGGCTCAGCATCTCCCCGATTTGCCGCACGGAAAAGCCCTGCCAGTAAAGCAGTGCCGCCTGTCGGCGCGGGTCGCTGATGATGGTGGAGTTTGAAATATTCATGCCGCCACGTTACCGGCCAGACAGCCGTTTTTCGCGCTGCCCACGTTGTGCCATAGGGCAACAACCCGCATCGGCTGGCGGCCTGCGGTGACTGTCTGGAAACTAACTCCCGTTCTCAACACTCATTACCGGAGTCAGTCACATGGCAAAGAAAGTATCGAAATGGTTCCGCATCGGGGTCGAAGGTGACACCTGCGATGGCCGCGAAATTGATGCTAATGACATCAAACAAATGGCGGAGACGTACAGCGCGAAAGCCTACGGTGCCCGCGTCAATCTCGAGCACATCAAGGGCGTATTACCGACCAGCGATTTTCGCCGTTATGGCGACGTGATCCAGCTTAAAGCCGAACAAATTAATGACGCGGCTGAACCGCTGCTGCATGACAAATGGGCGCTGTACGCGATGATCAGCCCGACCGCGGATTTAACGCAGATGGTCGGCGACGGGCAGAAGGTTTACACCTCGATGGAGATCAAACGCAACTTCGCCAACTCAAATAAATCCTACCTGGTCGGGCTGGCCGTCACTGATGACCCCGCAAGCCTAGGCACTGAAATGCTGGAGTTCAGCCGCAAAGCCAAACAGAACCCGCTCGCCGGTCGTAAATCCGATCCGGACAGCCTTTTCACGGTTGCCACCGAAGCCGTGATTGAGTTTGAAGATGCGCCGGAAACTGCCCCTTCCCTTTTCGCCCTAGTGAAACAAAAGCTTTCACGTAAACAGGCGTCAGACGATGCCCGGCTGGCCGATGTTCACGAAGCCGTCAGCGAAGTCGCTCAATACGCTCAGACCGGACTGGATCAACATGAAACCAGCCTGACCGACCTGCTGAGCCGCGTCGATACCCTGGAAAAATCCACCGCTGCCGGACATGACGCCCTCAATGAATTGAAAGGCAAGCTTGCGCAGACCCCAGCGCAGAACTTTAACCAGCGCCCACACGCAACCGGCGGCACAGGCGCTGACGAGACAGTGACCGACTGCTGATCCAACACCTTTAACTCATTCTCAGGAAAAACCTCATGAAAAAAGAAACGCGCTTTAAATTTAATGCGTTCCTCTCCCAGCTCGCCAAGCTTAATAACGTTGACGTCGGTACGCTGGATAAAAAATTTAACGTCGAGCCGTCCGTCACCCAGACGCTGATGAACCGACTACAGGAATCCTCAGAGTTCCTGACCCGTATCAACATCATTCCGGTGGACGAAATGATGGGTGCGAAAGTGGGCGTCGGCGTGACCGGCACGATTGCCAGTACCACCAACACTGATGCAGGTGACGAGCGCGAAACGGCTGATTTCACCAAGCTGGATCAGGAAGGCTACCACTGCACCAAAACCAACTACGACTTCCACTGGATGTACAGCAAGCTGGATTTGTGGGCGCGATATAACGATTTTCAGACCCGCCTGCGTGACGCCATTATTAAGCGTCAGGCATTAGATCGCATCCTGGTCGGCTTTAACGGTGTTTCCCGCGCACCGACGTCTAACCGCGTTCAGAATCCGCTGTTGCAGGATGTCGGTGTGGGCTGGCTGCAAAAATATCGCCTGAATGCCCCGACCAAAGTGATGGGCATGATTGTCGCCGAAGACGGCACCGTAACCAATGAGGCGGTGAAAGTCGGTAGCGAAGGTGAATACAAAAACCTCGACGCGCTGGTCTTTGATGCGGTGAATGAACTGATCGACCCAATCTATCAGGACGACACCGAACTGGTGGTGATCTGCGGCCGCAAGCTGCTCGCGGATAAGTATTTCCCGCTGATCAATAAACAACAGCCGAACACGGAGGCAATGGCTGCCGACCTGATTGTCAGCCAGAAACGCATCGGCAATTTGCCCGCCGTTCGTGTGCCCGGCTTCCCTGCTAACGCCATGCTGATCACCCGTCTGGATAACCTGTCTATTTACTGGCAGGACGGCACTCACCGCCGCCACGTTGAGGAAGTACCAAAGCGTGACCGTATCGAAAACTACGAATCCATTAACGAGGATTACGTGGTGGAAGACTACGGCTGCGGTTGCCTGATCGAGAACATCGAGGTAACCGCCGGTGCAGATGACAAGGATGAAAAAGCCGAACTCAGCAAATTCACCTCGGCGATCGTTGATGCCATCAAAACTGCATCCGGTACCACCGTACCGGCAGGTCAGGAGTAAGTCATGAACAGCCCTGCCCGACGTCACTTGTTGCGGCAGTCAGCGATCGAAGCCGCGCAGCAGGATACCAGCCTGCTGCGTCATGCCACCGGCTATGAACTGCTGCTGCAAAAGCTTAATGCTGACCAGAAAGCCCTGAAAAAAGCCTATTCCGCTGAGAAAAAGGCAGAACTCAAACGCAAGATGCTGCCCGAATATGCGCCGTGGGTGGCGGGCGTTCTCGCCAAGGGGAAAGGTGCTCAGGACGCCATCCTGATGACCATCATGATCTGGCGTATTGATGCCGGTGACTACGCTGGTGCGCTGGAAATCGCCCGCTACGCGTTGCATTACAAGCTGGCGATGCCGTTCGGCAAACGCCCTGCCGGTTATGCGCTGGCGGAGGAAATCGCTGACATGAGCACCCGCGCTCATGCTGCCGATGAGCCGGTCAGTCTTGATGTACTCATGACCACAATGGAACTGACGGAAAGTCAGGACATGCCGGATCAGGTACGCGCCAAGCTGCACAAAATCACCGGCTACCTGTATCGCGATGCGGAGAAACTGCCGCTCGCCCTGCAACACCTGAAACGCGCCTTCCAGCTAAACAGCAACTGCGGCGTTAAAAAGGATATTGAGCGGTTGGAATCAGCCATCAAAAAGGCGGCCAACGGCTAAACAGAACGCGCCCCGCGCCGGACGGCACGCCAGCCGCGACAGGTCTGTGTCCTCGTTCAACGCTGGCGTCCACCGTCCCCTATTCAGAGGTCACTATGTCTCTTGTTGTACCTGCACCAAAGCCGGACGCCGCGACGGAACCCGCGATCAAAAACACACACTTCTGGCCGGATATCAATCCGGTGGAGTTGCGGGACACGCTGCGCCTGGAAGGAACAGTGACCACCAAACGTCTGCGCACCGTCATTAAGTACGCGCTGACCGAGGTTAACGCTGAGCTTTACAGCTACCGCGTCGCACAACTGGCTCAGGGATACAAAACCCTCGCTGATGTCCCGGCAGACCAGATTGATGACGAAAGTATCAAAGTTTGTGCCTACCTGCGGGCGGTTTCATCCATTACGGCTGCCATTCTGGCGGAACGATACCCGAACAGTGATACCACCGATGCTGGCAGTAAAAAGGCCGAGATTGTCGAAAGCACGGTTGATGAACTGTGGCGTGATGGCCGCAATGCGATCAGCGATGTCGCTGGCGTGTCGCACTGTGTGATCGGGTTGCTCTGATGAAAGTCTATGCCGAACAAGGTGACACCGTGGATTCGCTCTGCTGGCGGTATTACGGGCGTACCGAGTCGGTGATGGAACAGGTTTACGCGGCTAACGTTGGCTTAGCTACTCGGGGGGCAATTCTGCCCCATGGCTACGCGGTGGAGCTGCCGGATATTACCCAGGCCGCCGGCAGTGAAACCGTCTCACTTTGGGACTGATGACTATGGAGCGCATCACCTCGTTTATCTGTTACTGCGTCGCGGCCTTTCTTGCCTGGCTCGGCGCAATGTCGCCGCAGGATATCGCCTTTCTGGTGGGGGCAGGCGTCGGCGTTGCGACCTTCCTGGTGAACTGGTACTACCGGCGCAAAACGTACCGCCTGCTGAAAGAAATGGGCATCAGGGGGGACATTAATGCCGCCATCAATCGTTAGACGCTGCGCCGTCGCCGCCGTTCTGGCGATTGCCGCGCTGCTGCCGCAAACGCCGACGCTGAAAACGTCCGCCGCCGGTCTGGCACTGATTGCTGATTTTGAAGGCTGCCGCCTGTCCGCCTATCAGTGCAGCGCGGGCGTCTGGACAAACGGCATCGGGCACACCGCAGGCGTGAAGCCGCAGACCCAAATCAGCGAACTGCAGGCCGCCGTTAACCTGGTGGAAGACGTGATGCGGGTGGAAAAAGGTATTGCGCGCTGTATACCGGTTACCATGCCGCAGCCGGTGTATGACGCCGTAGTGTCCTTTGCCTTTAACGTCGGCGTGACGGCGGCGTGTAAATCCACCCTGGCATTTTTCATCAACAAGGGTGAGTGGCGAAAAGCCTGCGAACAGTTGCCGCGCTGGGTGTTTGTGAAGGGCGAGCGCGTCACCGGTCTGGAGCGCCGCCGCGCGAATGAGCTGGCCTACTGCCTGCGGGGTGTCTGATGCGCGTTTTAATTTTATTACTGCTGGCAGCCTGCGCGCTGGCGGGGCTGCAAGCCTGGCGTATTGGTGGCCTGACTGATAAAGCCGACCAGACGCAGCGGATCATCGGCACGCTGTCCGCCGGTATCGAAAGCCGCGACAACGCCATTCACCGCCTGAGCGATGAGGCATTGATGCGCGAACGCCAGGAACAAAGCCTGCGCATCCAGCTCTCACGGGCGGGTGAGCAGGCACGCGTCCGTGAAGTTCACATTCAAAGGTTACTTAATGAAAATCAGGAAATGCGCGATTGGTATGGCGCTCGTCTGCCTGACGGCATTAGCCGGATGCACGCGCGTCCCGCTTTTGCCAGCCCCGCAGATTATTTACGTTGGCTGTCCGGCGGTCACGAGCTGCCCGATACCGGCAAGCGCACCGGTCACTAACGGCGATTTAAGCAGTGACGTCAGAAACCTGGAGGCGGCGCTGACCGCCTGCGGCCTCCAGGTGGAAGCGGTCAAACAATGCCAGGAGGAACACCGTGTTAAAACCCGCTCAACTGCGAAAAGCGTTAACTGACGCGGTGCCGGTGCTGCAAACCAGCCCCGACACCTTGCGGATGTTTGTGGACAATGGCCGTATCGTTTCCACGTTAGCCAGCTCGCTGTCGTTTGAATACCAGTATCAGACGGAGCTGCTGATCACCAACTTTGCTCAGGACTGCGATCTGATTATTGTGCCGATCCTGGCGTGGCTGCGTGAGAACCAGCCGGACATTATGGCGACGCCGGAAAAGCAGCAGACCGGTTTTAAATTTAAGGCCGATATGCTGGATGATGGTGCCTACGATATCGCGATTGATGTTCAGCTCACCGAGCGCGTGATTGTGAAACAGATTGATGCCGGTCTGTACGTGGAGCATTTTCCGGAACCGCCGTTGCCGGAGCCGGTGGAAAGGCCGCGTGAACTGTATCTGCACGGCGAGTTAGTGAGCCAGTGGCATGAGTGAACTGTCAGCATTTGATACCCGCCTGGCGGGGCTGATTGCCGCGCTGTCACCGCAAAGCCGGAAGGCGATGGCGGCGACCATTGCGAAGCGTCTGCGCAAACATCAGCAGCAGCGCATTAAACAGCAGGTCACGCCGGAGGGGCAGCCGTTCACGCCGCGACGTCCGCAGCTTTTACGGGCAAAGAAAGGCCGCATTAAGCGGGAAATGTTCGCCAAACTGCGCACGGCAAAATACATGAAGGCCAAAGGTACCGCTGACGACGCGGTGGTGGAATTCACCGGACAGGTGCAACGGATGGCAAAAGTGCATCAGTACGGGCTGCGGGATCGTCCTTCCGTCCGTGCAAAAGAAATGCAGTATCCGGCGCGCCCGCTGTTAGGGCTGGACGCAGAAGATATGAAAGTGATTGAAGACGAGTTGGTTAAGCATATCCATTTCATCACGAAAACACCTTAAATAAGATAATGATAGCCAACTCTAACACTGCTCTTTTCTAGTATTGAAGAATCTCAATCCCGTTGTTAAAAAGGGCTATCATCGGAGGATAAATCGTTAAGGGTTATATACTCTTCCTTCCAGTCAGTACTTATTATTTTTTTGAGGTTACCTTCATCATCGAATATACACTTCTTGATCCTAATAAATGTCCCTTTTTTCTTATGATCCCAATCATAATAATCATGACTTACCAAGGTAATATCCTCATCAAAAACAAATCCTCTAGCAAGCAGAAGGCTTGATAATTCTGAAAGACTCAGAAAAACAACTCGATATCCTATATCTAAAACCCTTTTCAACTCGCTGAATGCAGGGTGATTCAACCACCAAATTTCATCAAGATTTGTTTTATTTGAGTTATTTTCGTTAATGGTATCCAGTATGGATTTTAGAGTATCCAAACCTTGCTTCAGGTCACTAGCGATTTGATAGTCAGCACTTTTTGCGTACGTCAGTAATAATCTCTGAAATAACCCCGCCCATTGTTCCTTCAAGTATTTGACAATATCCTCTGAGGTTTCAAATCCATATACTGGATTACCAGCTTTTAGTGAGTATATGGATTCAATAAATTCGAATATTTTTATATTATCTACTGACACAGCTTTAAAACTATCAATGTGTTTGTTTGCTAGGTAAGTGTGATATTCAGTATCAACTGACTTATCTATGAAAATATAAATTTGCTTACCTTTATTTACCGCTTCTCTAATCTCACTTTGAGTAATTGAATATTCAGAAGACGAAGACTTGCTCCCATACTTCCCCCCTATAATAGCCACAACCATATCACAACTATTTATTTCTCTGTAACAGTACTCATCTAAGGGCTCATCTTTACCATAGGGGACATTCCCCCTTTCAAATAAAACAGGATCGTAACCTTGCTCTTTAATAAATCTTTCCAGATTTGCTCTTATGCTTTTTAAATCAAAAAAAGTTGAACTGACGAATATGCGAGGCTTAGCCATTTTATTTCCTTGCGAAATAATTGAAGTTAGTTGCTCAATGAAATTATTATACTTTATGACGTACTGTATCTCGAAAACCTCATGAGTTATGACGAATATAATGCTTTTTTTTGAGGAAACGCTATCAAAATTTGATGACGTTGTGTCATGGATAGACAACCCGCCTCAAATTGTATGCCGCCTGACAGGGCGGCATTCTTTTATGCATGAATACATCCATCCCAAACAACGACATTCCGCGTCTGTTACGCAATCTGATCCGCATTGGCACCGTTGCCGAGGTGAATTTAGAGGCGGGTACCTGCCGCGTGAACACCGGCGGCAACTTCACCGACTGGCTGCACTGGCTGACTTCCCGCGCGGGGCGCTCCCGTTCCTGGTGGGCACCGTCCGCCGGTGAACAGGTTCTGCTCTTCTGCCTGGGCGGCGAGCTGGATACCGCCTTTGTGATGCCCGGCGTTTTCTCTGACGAATTTCCCGCCCCGTCCGCCTCGGCGGATGCCGTACACGTCACTTTCCCTGACGGCGCGGTGATCGAGTACGAACCAAAAACCGGCGCGCTGCTGGCTACCGGCATCAAGTCGGCCACGGTGAACGCCTCGGATAAGGTGGTTGCGACTGCTCCGCTAATTACCTGCACGGCGAAAACGCGCATCACTCTCGACACGCCGGAAGTGGTCTGCACTAACAAACTCACCACCGCCACCATCGAGATTAAAAAGGGCGGCACCATGACCGGCAACCTCACCCATTCAGGCGGCAGCATCACGTCAAACGGCGTGGTTGTGCATACCCATAAACACGGCGGCGTCCAGACGGGCGGCGGTCAGACGCAGGTGCCGTCATGAGTAACGCAAAATACATCGGGCTGGCTCGCGATACGGGGCGCAGCGTCGAAGACCTTGCGCACATCCAGCAGTCGGTCAGCGACATTTTGCGCACGCCCGTCGGTTCCCGCGTCATGCGCCGTGACTATGGTTCACTGCTATCGATGCTGACTGACCGCCCGCAGAACGCGGCGCTGCGGCTGCAAATTATGGCGGCCTGTTACAGCGCGATCCTCAAATGGGAGCCGCGCGTCAGCCTCACCGGCATCACCTTTGAAACGACGTTAGACGGGAAAGCGGTGGTTGAACTCACCGGCATCCGCAAAGACACGTCCGCCGCCATCTCCTTAACCCTTCCAGTGAGCTGAATTATGGCAACTATCGACCTGAGCCAGTTACCCGCCCCCGACGTGGTGGAGGTACTGGATTATGAAATTCTGCTGGCGGAGCGCAAAGCCACGCTGGTGTCGCTTTACCCCGAAGACCAGCAGGCCGCCATCGCCCGCACGCTGACGCTGGAGTCCGAGCCGATTGTGAAACTGCTGGAGGAGAACGCCTACCGCGAAGTGATCCTGCGTCAGCGGGTTAACGAGGCGGCGCAGGCCGTCATGCTGGCCTACGCCACCGGCGCAGACCTGGACAACATCGCGGCGACGTTCAGCGTGGAACGCCTGACCATCACGCCTGCGGATACGGTCAGCGTGCCCGCCGTGGCGGCGGTGATGGAAAGCGACGCCGATTTTCGTATCCGCGCACAGCAGGCGTTTGAAGGGCTGAGCGTGGCGGGTCCGGTCGGCGCGTATGAGTATCACGGGCGCTCTGCCGACGGGCGCGTGGCGGACATTTCGGTGATCAGTCCGTCGCCCGCCTGCGTGACGATTTCCGTGCTGGCACAGACCGGCAACGGCACCGCCCCCGCTGACCTGCTGGCGGTAGTGCAGGCCGCGCTCAACGATGAAAACGTGCGCCCCGTGGCTGACCGCGTGACCGTCCAGTCAGCCACCGTCGTGAATTATACCATCGATGCCGTGCTGTATCTGTTCCCTGGTCCCGAAGCCGAACCCATTCGCGAAGCCGCCGAGGCGAAGCTTATCGCCTACACCACCGCGCAGCACCGGTTAGGCCGCGACATCCGGCTGTCAGCCATTTACGCCGCGCTGCACGTTGAGGGCGTCCAGCGGGTGGAGCTGAAAAGCCCGAAGGCCGACATCGAGCTGGATAAAACCCAGGCGTCATTCTGCACTGCCTACACCTTAAAAGTGGGTGGCTACGATGAGTGATCGCCTGCTGCCCGTCGGTTCATCCGCGCTGGAGGTGGCCGCCGCCGACGCCTGCGCCGCGCTTGAAAACGTGCCGGTGCCGCTGCGGCAGCTCTGGGATCCGCTGGCCTGTCCGGTGAAGTTCTTGCCTTACCTGGCGTGGGCGCTGTCGGTTGACCGCTGGGATGAAAACTGGCCGGTTGCCACTAAGCGGCGCGTGATTCAGTCGGCCTGGTTCATTCACTGCCATAAGGGAACCATTGGTGCTATTCGCCGCGTGGTGGAGCCGCTCGGCTACCTGATTAACGTGACCGAGTGGTGGGAAACGAATGACGAACCGGGGACGTTTCGCCTGGATATCGGCGTGCTGGAAACCGGCATCACCGAGGAAATGTATTTAGAAATGGAAAGGCTGATAGCTGATGCCAAACCGGCCAGCCGTCATCTGATTGGCCTGACCATCACCCAGGATATTAAAGGCGACGTTTACACCGGCGCGGCGCACTACCTGGGCGAACTGCTGACCGTTTACCCCGCATAAGAGGACGTTATGAGCACATTTAAATCCGTTGTCACCACGCTCGGCCAGTCGCGCATCGCGGCGGCCATTGCGGCGGGGACTGACATCAACATTACGCAGCTTGCCGTCGGTGACGGCAACGGCAAGGCGACTACGCCGGTCGCCACGCAGACCAGGCTGGTTAAAGAGGTGTACCGCACGCAGCTCAACTCCTTAAAGCTGGATCCGTCGCACGGAAACTGGGTCATTGCTGAGGCGGTGATTTCTGCGAGCGTCGGCGGCTTCTGGATGCGCGAAATGGGTCTGTTTGCCGACGACGGCACGCTGATTGCAGTCTGCAACATGGCGGACACTTACAAGCCCACTTTGGCGGAAGGTTCAGGGCGCACGCAAACTTTACGTATGGTGATTGCGGTCAGCAATACCGAGGCCATCAGCCTGCTGATTGACGACTCGGTGATTATGGCAACGGAACAGTATGTGAATGACCTGCTGGCCGCACATGAGAAATCCCGCAACCACCCCGATGCTACGCTGACGGCAAAGGGTTTTGTGCAGCTTAACAGCTCGGTCAGCAGTACCAGTGAGGTGCTGGCCGCCACGCCCAAAGCGGTGAAGGCCGCCAACGACAATGCTAACACCCGCGTACCGTCCACCCGCAAGGTGAACAATAAAGCGCTGAGCGCTGACATTACGCTGGCGGCGGCAGACGTGGGGGCGCTGCCTGTTGCGTCCGCCGTGCTCGGCACCGCGAATATCAATACGTTTAATCTGGCAAACATCGGGGTTTACGTGCAGAGCACCGGCGCGAATGCCACCGTCGCCAATGGCTACCCGCCAGGCGCACAAGCCGCGGGCGTGCTGGAGGTGATCCCCGCGTCCTGGACGGGCGGCGTGCTGCAGCGTTACACCGTGCAAAACACCGGCATGGTGTGGACGCGTGCGCTGAATGCGTCCTGGAATGGCGCGGACGGACCCTGGCGTGACTGGGTGCAGGTCAGCGCGGTGAATTCCGTCACGGTGCCTTCATCCATCCTGACCACAACGGATATCAATACCCTGGGCTTTGCCAGCGGAGCCGGAAGTGCCGCCCTGTACGCGCAGCCTAAAAATGCCAACGCCACGGCGGCGTTGCACTATCCGCAGGGCATTGCGGGAACGTTGTACGTCACGCCGAGCGCCTACGGCTGTCAGCAGATGTACGTGACGTTCACGGGCAATATCTGGAATCGCGGATTGTCCGCTGACTGGAACGGCGTCGATGGTCCCTGGAAGGAGTGGGTGCCAACGTACAGCGCGAATAACAAACCCACCGCCGCCGACGTGGGCGCGTGGACTGCTGCGCAAAGCGCCGCCAGTGAAAAGGCGCTGGCGGATGAGGTGGCGACGGCCTTTAAAATCCGCACGAACCTAACCGCGACGGACTCCCCCAACGCGCTGCATGGTACGGCCATGTTCGGGCATTACGGCGTGCCCGGTGCTGCCGCCGCGACCACGGACAAAGGCTATCCGATGAACGGTTTTGTCGGCGTGATTTTCGTGACCTGGGGACCGAATGCGACGCAGCAAATTGCCTTTAACAATAACGGCCGACAGTTTACCCGAGGCGCGTCGGGGGCGTGGAACGGCGTCGATGGTCCGTGGACTACCTGGAATGAAATTTACAGCCAGGCGAACAAACCGACACCGGCAGACGTCGGCGCGTTACCGGCGGGTGGGACGGCCGTCGCCGCGTCCAAACTCTCCACTGCCCGCAAGATTGCCGGTGTAGCGTTTGATGGCACCCAGGATATCGGGCTGAATGCCGATAATGTGGGCGCATTTCCCCGCGTGGGCGGTGATGTCAACGGTCGCGTCACGGCGAATTATCTCCGGGCGATAACCATCCCGCACCCTGGCGACGGGCAAGGGACCTATTTAGGCTGGAACGAAAGCGGCGGCCAGGGCGAATCCGACTTTGTGAACAACCGGGGCGGCGGCACGGGAGGCTTTCTTTTCCGCACCGTGAATCAGGCGAATTCCGTACAAACGGGCTTTGTCAGATTTACCGGCACCGGTGACCTGGCGACGCAGGGGAGTATTTCCGCCGAAGGCGGCGGGGTTTATGAGATGGGGCAGCGCGTTTTCAGCCCCAATAACCGGCAGCCGGTCAATACCAACACCGCCAATCTCGGCGGCGGCTGGTGGCGCTGCGGTGACACAGGAATGATTAAGCAGTGGGGCGTCGTCAACAAAGGGAGTCGCGGCTGGTCAACGGTGAATTTCCCCATTCCCTTCCCGAGCACCTGCGTCAACGTTCAGGTGACAGCCATCAATGGCGGCGGCGGGACGTTCAGCGACAACTTCGGTACGGCGCAAATTATCAATAACATCGGTTTCACCTGCGGCCAGGACAGCGGCGGCAGCTACTGGGAAGCCACCGGCTGGTAAGGGAAAATAATGAGCAACTATTACAGCGCAGTCATCTCAAGTCTTTATGTTTACAGCCCGCTCACCAACGGTTTTTATCCGCGTGCGTTGCGGGACGTGTACGACGATGCCGGAAGCTGGCCGGAGGATGGCATTGCGGTCAGTGATGTTGTTTACCGTGAATATCAAACCCTTCCCCCACCAGAGGGGAAAATGCGGGTTGCGGGCACTGACGGTCTGCCCACCTGGGGGGATGTTCCGCCGCCGACGGTTGAAGAACGCAAGGCCGAAGCCGTCACCGCCTTGTCCGCGCTGATGGCAAAAGCAAATGCCGCCATTGCGCCTTTGCAGGATGCCGTCGATATTGACGATGCCACGGAGGCGGAACGGGCAAGCCTGACCGCCTGGAAAAAATACCGCGTCGCGCTTAACCGGCTGGATTTGTCTGCCGCGCCGGATATTGCCTGGCCTGAAATCCCCGCGTAATTCATGCCCCGAAAGGGGCTTTATCTTGGCAGGATTAGAGTAAGCCGGGTTTAAAATCATGCCTATGGCCGGAGGGACCAGGGTTCTGTCGTACCAACAACGGATACCACGCAATTGTTATTCATTGCACTGATGACGCCTTCTGATATTTCAGCGTTGTATAGCCATCTTGATGAAGTGAATTGCGCCCCCTCTTCAAGAATAAAACCCAGAATGACAACTTTGAAATTTAAGGCCGGGTAATTATTAGAAAAAACCTCAAGCCTGTTATTTATTAAATCCGGTCTGGAGGGATCACCCGACGCACTCCCTACAACCTGCAACAAGGTCTGCTTTGTATATGCTGCGATGCTCAGGCAAATTTCCGTTTCTGAGGGTTCATGCACCCAGCACACAGACATATCAAAAAGGCCATACTGCTGGGTGTGTCGCTTAAGGTTTTCTATCAAACTGCCGGAGTTATGATAATCACAGGAAAGATGATGAATGTGTTCGGACTTAAGCGTGGATTTTAAGTTCTGAAAGGCACTGCCCCCTCGGGAAAGCACGGTAACTAAATTGCCATTTGATATCAGATAGTGAACAACGCCAGATAACATGCCCGTGCCGCCGACTACAAGATAATGAGTCGCCATCTTTAACTCCTTAAATAAATATCTAAATTTAGTAAGGCAAAAAACTTCGAGACAAACGGCTACATTACACAATCAGGCATAATCTAAAAACACCTGTTTGTTGAGGATAATTTTTACAAGTATGCAGTAAGTTATTTTTCATCCTTCTAAACTTTCAGGGCATTGATATCTTTTAATCCCCCGTTGTGCCATTCCTCACACACCCCGCCCGCCGTGCCTGCGCCGATACAACCAGCGATGATTGACCTCACCCCAATCACAGGAAAAACACCATGGCTGATTATCATCACGGTGTGCGCGTTGTTGAAATCAATGACGGCACCCGCGTTATCTCCACCGTTTCCACCGCCATCATCGGGATGGTCTGCACCGCAGAGGATGCGGACGCGGCGACCTTCCCGCTGGATACGCCGGTACTCATTACCAATGTACTCACCGCCGCAGGCAAGGCCGGTAAAACCGGCACGCTGCGCGCCTCCCTGATGGCTATCGCCAACCAGGCTAAACCGGTTGTTGTCGTGGTACGCGTCGCCCAAGGCGAAACCGAAGCGGAAACCACCTCCAACATCATCGGCGGTTCGGACGACACCGGCATGTATACCGGCATGAAAGCCCTGCTGTCTGCGCAGACTGAACTCGGCGTAAAGCCGCGCATTCTCGGCGTGCCGGGTCTGGATAATCTGGAAGTCGCCGCCGCGCTTGCCGCCGTCTGTCAGCAATTGCGTGCATTCGGCTACGTCAGCGCATACGGCTGTAAAACCGTCTCTGACGCCATCAAGTACCGCGACAATTTCAGCCAGCGTGAGCTGATGGTGGTCTGGCCGGATTTCGTGTCCTGGAACACCACCACCAACGCCAGCGACATCGCACCCGCCACCGCCTACGCCCTCGGCCTGCGAGCCAAAATCGACGCGGAAACCGGCTGGCATAAAACGCTTTCTAACGTCGGGATCAACGGCGTCACCGGCCTGTCTGCCAGCGTGTACTGGGATTTGCAGACCCCCGGCACCGATGCCGACCTGCTGAACCAGGCGTGTGTCACCACGCTTATCCGCAAAGACGGCTTTAAGTTCTGGGGGCAACGCACCTGCTCAGATGATCCGCTGTTCCTGTTTGAGAACTACACCCGCACCGCGCAGGTGCTGGCGGACACGATGGCGGAAGCGCACCTGTGGGCGATGGACAGGCCAATGACCCCGACGCTTATCAAGGACATGATTGCGGGCATTAACGCCAAGCTGCGCGAAATGAAAACCGCCGGTCTGATCATTGACGGCACCTGCTGGTATGACGCGGAAGCGAACACCGTCGAAACCCTGAAAGCGGGCAAACTGTTTATTGATTACGACTATACGCCGGTGCCGCCGCTGGAAGATTTAACCCTGCGTCAGCGCATCACCGATCAGTACCTGGCGACGTTCGCCACCTCCGTTAACAGCTAAGAGGCGCTAAAACATGGCACTGCCTAAGAAACTGAAATACCTGAACCTGTTTAACGACGGGAACAGCTACCTCGGCACGGTCAGCGCGCTGACGCTGCCGAAGCTGACCCGCAAGCTGGAGAACTATCGCGGCGGCGGCATGACCGGTTCGGCCGCCATTGATTTCGGCCTGGACGACGACGCGCTGACCTTTGAGTGGACGGTGGGCGGGCTGGATGAACTGGTGCTGAAACAATGGGGCGCAGTCGATGCCGTGCCGCTGCGCTTTGCCGGTTCCTTCCAGCGCGACGATACCGGCAACACCTCCGCCGTGGAAGTCACCCTGCGCGGACGTCATAAGGAGATGGATTTCGGCGAGTACAAGCAGGGCGAAGACACCGAAACCAAAATCACCACCCAGTGTACCTATTTCAAGCTGGTGATTGACGGCAAAGACGTGATTGAAGTCGATACCGTGAACATGGTGGAAATCGTCGGCGGCGTTGACCGCGTGGCGGAACACCGCAAAAACATCGGCCTGTAACCCGTAACCCGCGCCGGACACCGGCGCTTCACTCCCTTTTGAAGAAGAGACACCGCTATGTCAGAACACAATGAAAACATCGTTACCCTGGAAGAACCGATCAAACGCGGCGACACCCTGATCGACCAGGTTGAAATCATCAAGCCGAACGCCGGACACCTGCGCGGGATTGGCCTGGCGGCGCTGGCGAATGCCGACGTTGACGCGCTGACCGTCATTCTGCCGCGCATTACCGTGCCGAACCTCACCGCCCAGGACTGCAAAAGCCTGAACCTGCCCGACCTGATTGCCATGGCCGGCAAGGTGATTGGTTTTTTATCGCCGAAGTCGGAACAGTAAAGCTTCCCCCTACCCTGACCGTTGATGACCTGATGGCGGACGTGGCGGTGATTTTTCACTGGCCGCCGTCAGAACTGAACCCGATGACGCTGACCGAGCTGCTGGTGTGGCGTCATAAGGCCATGCAGCGCAGCGGAGCCACCGACAGTGAGTAACTTAAAGTTAGAGGTGTTGTTAAAGGCGGTTGACCAGGCGACCCGCCCGTTTAAGGCTGTGCAGAATGCCAGCAGGGCGCTGTCTGGGGATATTCGCAACTCACAAAACAGCCTCAAAGACCTGAACGCCCAGGCCGGAAAGATTGACGGCTTCCGTAAATCCAGCGCGCAGCTCGCCGTCACCGGCCAGAAACTGAAAGACGCTAAAGCGGAAGCGGCGGCGCTGGCGATTCAGTTTAAAAACACCGCCAGCCCGACCCGCGCCCAGGCGCAGGCCATGGAATCAGCGAAGCGCACCGCCGCAGAGTTGCAGACCCAGTTCAACGGGCTGCGGCAGTCGGTGCAGCGTCAGCGCACGGAACTGACCCAGGCGGGCATCAGCACGCGCACGCTGTCTGACTCTGAGCGCCGCCTGAGAACGTCCATCAGCGAAACCACCGCGCAGCTCAACCGGCAGCGAGAATCCCTGGCACGCGTCAGCGCGCAGCAGGCCAAACTCAACGCGGTGAAAGGCCGGTATCAGGCCGGTAAACAACTGGCCGGCAGCGTCACCGGCGCAGGGGCTGCCGGTGTCGGGATTGCGACGGCGGGCACGGCGGCGGGTGTCGGGCTGCTGATGCCCGGATTTAACTTTGCGCAGAAAAATTCAGAATTGCAGGCAACGTTAGGGCTGGAGAAAGATTCCGCCGATATGACCGCCCTGCGCACCCAGGCGCGGCAGCTCGGCGACAACACCGCTGCCTCTGCCGATGATGCCGCCGCTGCGCAAATCATCGTCGCCAAATCCGGCGCGGACAAAGACGGCATTCTGGCGGCGACGCCGACCATCCTGAATCTGTCCCTGGCAAACAAGCGCACCATGGAGGAAAACGCCACGCTGCTGATGGGCGTGAAGTCCGCGTTTGGCATGACCAATGACACCGTGTCACACATTGGCGACGTGCTTTCATCGGCCATGAACAAGTCGGCGGCCACCTTTGAGGGGCTGTCTGACACCATGACCTATGCCGCGCCGGTGGCAAAACAGGCCGGTATCAGCGTCGAAGAAACGGCGGCCATGGCTGCCGCCCTGGCCGATGCCAAAATCACCGGCTCGATGGCGGGCACCGGTGCCCGTGCGGTCATTACCCGCTTACAGGCACCGACGGGCACCGCCGCTGCCGCGCTCGGTGAGCTGAAGGTGAAAACGGCGGACAGCAAAGGCAACATGCGCCCGCTGTTTGTCATCCTGAAAGAAATGCAAAAGAGCTTTGCGAAAAACAAGCTCGGCGATGCGCAGCGTGCGCAGTACATGAAAGCCATCTTTGGTGAAGAGGCCAGCTCGTCGGCGATGGTGCTGATGGACGGCGCAACGTCGGGCAAGCTCGACAAGCTTACCCAGGCGTTCAAAACCTCGGACGGGAAAACCGAGGCGCTGGTGGCGATCATGCAGGACAACCTCGGCGGCGACTTTAAGGAATTTCAGTCCGCCTATGAGGCGGTCGGGACTGACCTGTTTGACCAGCAGGATTCGTCACTGCGCAAACTGGTGCAAACCGCCACCGGCTACGTGCTGAAACTGGATAAATGGGTGGTGAACAATAAAGCCCTGGCGGACACGCTCGGCAAGGTGGCAGGCGGTGCGCTGCTGATTATCGGTGCGCTCGGCGTGTTTGGCCTGGTGGCCGGTCCGGTTATCAGCGGGATTAATCTGATTGTCGCCGCTGCGGGGATGCTCTGGACCATTCTCGGCACGGTGGGCGGCGCGATTGCAACGGTGATCGGCGGCCTGACGTGGCCGATTGTTGCCGTCGGTGTCGCCATTGTCGCCGGTGCGCTGCTTATCCGGAAATACTGGGAGCCGATCAGCGCCTTCTTTGCGGGCGTCATTGAAGGGCTGGGCATTGCGTTCGCGCCGGTAAAAGAGATGTTTGCGCCGCTTAAGCCGGTGTTTGACTGGCTTGGGGACAGGCTCAAAGTCTTGTGGCAGTGGTTTAAAGACCTGATCCAACCGGTGAAATCCACGCAGGAAACGCTGAACAGTTGTAAAGATGCGGGGGTGTCGTTTGGTCACTTGGTCGCTAACGCACTGACCGCACCGCTGCAGGTGGCTAATAAGCTTCGTAGCAGCGTGGTCTGGCTGCTGGAAAAGCTCGGCATCATCAAGGATGAATCCGCAGACATTGATAAAACGGCGGATAAGGCTGACCGGCGTTCGAAGCAATCCGGCGACGGGGATACGCAAGCGCATCCGCTGGATAATCCCGCCCCCCTCACCCCGCCGCCGGGCGGCCTGCTGGGTGGCGGTTATACGCCGGTTTCCGTGGGCGACGGGCGCAGCTATATCGACCGCAGCACGCACCATTACACCATTGCCGCCGGTGCCGGTTTAGGCGTCCAGGACACCAGCCGCCAGATCCGCGCCGAGCTGGAAGCCCGTGACCGCGCCCGCGCCGCCCAGCAACGTTCCCGCATGGATAACGATTAAGGAGATGTCCGCATGATGTTAACGCTTGGGCTGTTTGTGTTTCAGTTGCAGACCGTCCCTTACCAAAGTTTGCAACGTGATGTCGATTACCGATGGCCGGTAAACAACCGCGTCGGCCTGCGTCCGCTGCCGCAGTTCCTCGGCGTGAATGAGGAGAAAATTACCCTGTCCGGCGTGCTGATGCCGGAAATCACCGGCGGAAGGCTGTCACTGATGGCACTGAACCTGATGGCCGACGAGGGTAAGGCGTGGCCGTTGCTCGAAGGCAGCGGCACCATTTACGGGATGTTCGTGGTGAACAGCGTCAGCGAAACCCACACGGAATTCTTCTCCAACGGCGCGCCGCGAAAGATAGAGTTTACGCTGACGCTGACCCGCGTGGATGAATCCCTGGCGGCCATGTTCGGCGATATGAAAGCCCAGGCCGACGGACTGCTCAACCAGGCCGGAGGTTTAACCGGCCAACTGGGAGGCTTGTTGTGATTACGGATATGACCATCGGTGCCGGTGCGCAGTTTGCGCCGGATTTTACGGTGACCGTCGGCGGTAAGGACATCACGCAGGACGTCAGCAACCGGCTGATTTCTCTGACGCTGACGGATAACCGCGGCTTTGAGGCTGACCAGCTCGACATCACGCTGAGCGACACCGACGGCCTGCTGGCGATGCCGCCACGCGGCGCGGTGATAAATATCGCGCTCGGCTGGAAAGGCCAGGCGCTGACGAACAAAGGCGACTTTACCGTGGATGAGGTGGAGCATCGCGGCACGCCGGACACGCTGACCATTCGCGCCCGCAGTGCGGACTATCGCGGCAGCCTGAATTCCCGTCGCGACAACTCCTATCACGACACGACGCTGGAGGCTGTAGTGTCGGCAGTGGCGGCGCGGAATAACCTCAAACCCGCCATCGCTGAACCTTTCAGGGGCGTGCCGGTGTCGCATATCGACCAGACGCAGGAAACCGACGCGAAGTTTATTACCCGTCTGGCGGAGCTGAACGGCGCGGTTGTCGCCATCAAGGCCGGTAATCTGCTGTTTATCAAACCAGGCGCGGCAAAGACGGCCAGCGGGAAGCCAATCCCGCAGATGACGATTGTCCGCAGCGACGGGGACGGGCACACATTCAATATTGCTGACCGTGGCGCCTATACCGGCGTTTCAGCAAGCTGGCTGCACACCAAAGACCCGAAGCCGAAAAAGGTGAAGGTACAACGGAAACCGAAAGAGCAGTACCTGCGCGCCCTGCAACATCCGAAGGCAAAGAAGACCAGCGCGAAAGTGCAGAAAACGCCGGAGGCTAAGGAAGGGGATTATCTGGCGGGCAGTGATGAAAACGTGTTTACCCTCACCACCATCTACGCCACGCAAAAGGCCGCCATGCGGGCAGCCCAGGCGAAATGGGACAAACTCCAGCGCGGTGTCGCGGAGTTCTCGATCTCCCTGGCTCGCGGACGGGCTGATTTATTCCCTGAGACGCCGGTGGCGGTGTCCGGGTTTAAATCCGTGATCGACGCGCAGCCCTGGATAATCAGCAAGGTGACGCACAGCCTGGGCGGCAGTGGATTTGTGACGACGTTGAATCTGGAGGTGTTGCTGTCGGATGTGAATTACGAGGCGGCCGAGGATGATGGTTCCTAGACAACATTAGGGTTACAGCAATCAGGTATGTTCAATTCCATTGTAAAACCAGGGATTGAACATGCCTGCGGATAGGGAAAATTAAAGGATCTTTTTCATTGAAGGAGAAGTGTGGAAAATGAAATCATTTCTTTCATAGAAGGGAATTGCTTCTTTTCTTGCATCAAGAAAAACAAAATTCATCTCCCTGCTTTTAGCCTCACTGACAGCAAAATCAAGAAGTAACCTACCCGTTCCCGAATGGCGCTCATGCTCATCAACGACCAGATCATCAATATGCAGGTGAGAACCTCGTGCCAGCGTGTGTACAGGCCTTATGCCCATCACACCGATAATTCTTTCTTCGAGAACAGCAGCAACAAGCTCATACCCATTCAGAGTCTGAACTCTTACGCTTTTTAAAAATTCGTCTTTGGTGATATTTCTTAGCTGAGCAATGATCGGGAATGCGCTTTCCCACTCTGAAGGAAGTAATTTTTTAATCAGAATAGTCATAAAACATCCAATTCAATAAGCAGAGTTATTATTTATAGGATTGTTATTATTACGTTGCAATGTAAATCACTGTAATTTCGCATGTATGTTTTTCATCATAATATACAATGACCATATCTGATTAAAAATGATTACATGGTGATTATTATGATGCACTGCCCGAAATGCCAGCACGCAGCACATGCCCGTTCAAGCCGTTATCTGAGCATCAATACCAAAGAACGCTATCACCAGTGTCAGAACATTAACTGTAGTTGTACGTTCAAAACGCATGAGTCCATTGCGGACATCATTGTTGAACCTGGCACCGTTCATGCTGTTCAGTTGCATCCTGATAAACATAGTCAGCAGTCCCTTCAAATACACTAAGACTAAGACCAAGCCCGCGAAAGCGGGTTTTTCTATTACAGATTCAGTGGATTAATCCTCTTGCATGTATACGACTGACTAAATCAAACATTTACACTGGTTTTATATACAGTAGAATTCACATTCTCAAAAAGGAGGATGTGATGAGTGTAAGAAAACTGTCTACAGGCAAATGGTTATGTGAATGCTACCCGAACGGACGCGAGGGCAAGCGATGCCGCAGGCAGTTTGATTCCAAGGGTGAAGCCGTTTCTTTTGAAACTTACACCATGGAACAGGCGAAAAACAAACCCTGGCTGGGTGAGAAGGAAGACCGGCGGAAGCTGAGTGAACTGGTCGATCTCTGGTATAGCCTGCACGGCTGCTCTCTGAATGATAAAAAGGGACGGTTGGGAAAACTAAAGATTATCAGCGCGGGAATGGGCGATCCGATTGCCAGCACGATCACACCGAAGGACTGGGCGCACTATCGTGATCAGCGGCTGCGCGGCGAGATTGATAATGGCTACAGTACCAGTCTGGCGACCCGTAAAGTTTCTACCGGCACAGTGAACTGTGAGCATGCTTTTCTGCGGGCGGTGTTCAATGAACTGAAACGCCTGGGGGAATGGTCGTTACCTAACCCGCTGGAAAATATCCGCGAATTTGATCAGCCGGAACGTGAAATGGCATGGCTGACTCAGGAACAAATTCTGCTGCTCATGGCGGCATGTGAACAGCATGGAAATGATGAATTAACGCTTATCGTTAAAGTCTGCCTTTCGACCGGCGCACGCTGGAACGAGGCGGCCAAAATCAAAAGCTCGCAAATCTCCCCGTACAAACTCACCTTCATTAACACCAAAGGTAAAAAGAACCGTACCGTTCCCCTTTCCCGCCCTTTGTATGACGAACTGATCGCCCGTAAAGGTGCGCCCTTCTCGCCCTGCTATAAACAGTTCTATCGGGTGATCAGGCTGGCCGGTATCGAGCTGCCAGAAGGACAGATGACGCACGTTCTGCGGCATACGTTCGCCAGTCATTTCATGATGGCCGGTGGCAATATCATCGTGCTGCAACGCATCCTCGGGCACTCCGATATCCGGGTCACGATGCGCTATGCGCACTTCGCTCCAGATCACCTGGAAGACGCTATTCACCTGAATCCGCTGGCTCAAATTGGTGGCGACAAAGTGGCGGCAGAAAGTCCAAATGAGTAGCATTGAAGGTAACAGGAAGTGATGTAAGTGATTGTTTTGACGATAAGTTATTGATTTAAGAAATGTTCAAAAAAAAGACCGAATACGATTCCTATATTCGGTCTAGGGAAATGGCTCTTGGGAGAGAGCCGTGCGCTAAAAGTTGGCATTAATGCAGGCGGTTAAGCCGT